GCTGAGAGGCGCTGCCCCCCCTCCCCCCACTGTATACAGTATAGGTACAGTGTCCCACAACACAACAACGGGACAACACAAACCCTTTAACAGGAGGTAAACCACATGGCACAAAACGGAGGAGGCAAAGGCTGGACAACAGACCCAGACACCGGCCAGTTGCTAATGCCTACTGATTGGGCGAAGTATCTGGATTGGTTGTTGGATGAGGGTCGGGTGCCTGCTACGTCGGTGGCGTGGGCTGAGGAGAATGGGTATAACGATCGGACTGTGCGGCGGTGGAAGGCTGATCCTCGGTTTATTCGTGAGTGGGACCGTAGGGCGGCTGAGCTGAACGTCCACCCTGAGCGGACTCAGGGCGTTGTGGATGCGTTGCATCGTGCGGCAGTTGCGGGCGACGTGAAGGCTGCGTCTTTGTATTTGCAGTACATTGAGAAGTTTACGCCGAAGCGTCGTTTGGTTGTGGATGATGACCGTGATGTGGTTGGTTTGTCGGATGCGGAGTTGTCTGCTGAGTTGGCGCAGTTGATGGAGGGTTTGGGTGTTGAGTGAGCCGAAGACGTTGATGGAGCTTCACGAGGCTGGCGAGTTGCTGGGTGAGCGTGGGGTTGTGGATATTGATTGGGGTGTTGGCGCTGATGAGGTTGTTGAGGCGTCGTGTGATTTGGAGAACCCTGAGTCGTGTGAAAGTTGTCAGTGATGGCTGCAAAAAAAGGTTTGTATTCTAACATTCATGCGAAACGTAAGCGCATTAAGGCTGGTTCAGGTGAGCGCATGAGGAAACCTGGGTCAAAGGGTGCGCCGACTGCAAAAGCTTTCAAGGAATCAGCGAAAACTAGAAAGAAGCGTTAGCATGGCGAAGAAACCTGATCCTCGCTTGAAGCGTGTAGGCGTGTCTGGCTATAACAAGCCAAAGCGCACACCAAATCATCCGAAGAAGTCTCACGTTGTAGTCGCCAAAGAAGGCGATCAGATCAAGACGATCCGTTTCGGTCAGCAGGGCGTGTCTGGAGCGGGGAAAAGCCCGAAGACGGCTGCTGAGAAAGCGCGTCGTAAGTCGTTCAAGGCACGCCACGGCAAGAACATCTCCAAGGGCAAGATGTCTGCTGCCTACTGGGCTGACAGGGTGAAGTGGTAATGGCTTCTCCACGAACTTCTGCTCCTCGCAAATCTGCGAAGAACTATCGCAAGAATCCTGAGTCGTATAAAAATAAGTTGGAGTACGACAAGCGGTACAACGCTCGTGAGGATCGCAAAAAGTATCGTCGTGAGCATGGTCGTGCTCGGTATAAGGCGAAGAAGATGGGTCGTGCTGTGACGGGGCGTGACATGTCTAAGAATGCGGATGGTTCGTACAGCGTAGAGAATTCGTCTACGAATCGTGCCCGTAACGGGCATGGCAAGAACCGCAGGTACAGGTAGTGTCGTATTCGTTTTCTGAACTGAAGCGTGAGGCTGAGTGGCGGCGTTGCGTCAAAGATGAACGCTATTTTTTAGAGAACTATTGGCACATAGCGCATCCTGCTCAGGGTCGTATTCTGTTTGAGTTGCGTGATGCTCAGAGGCATGCGTTGAAGGAGTGGGCTAGCCAACGGTACAGTTTGACGTTGAAAGCACGTCAGATTGGTTGGTCAACGCTGGTGGCAGCACATCAGTTCTGGTTGGCGTACTTTCATTCGGATCAGAACATCATTGATTTGTCTCGGACGGAGCGTGAATCGGTGTTGTTGTTGAAGAAAACCAAGTATGGGCAGAAGCATTTGCCTGAGTGGATGTTGGAGAGAGGGCCACGCTCGCTGGTTGAGCACCAGCAGCGCATGGCTTTTGATAATGGTTCTCAGATTACGTCGATGCCGTCTGCGTCTGACCCTGCCCGTGGCGAGTCTGCGTCGCTTATTGTGGTAGATGAATGGGCGTTCTTGCCGAATCCCGAGGATGCGTGGGCGTCGATTGAGCCTGTTGCCGATATTGGTGGTCGAATCATCGGGTTGTCGACTGCTAACGGGTCAGGAAACTTTTACCATCAGCTTTGGGTGGGAGCTACGGCGGGCACAAACAAGTTTGCTCCTATGTTTTTTCCGTGGTCTGCGACTGAAGACCGTGGAGATGCGTGGTATCAGGACAAACGTGAGTCAATGTTGCCGTGGCAGTTGGCTCAGGAGTATCCGACAACGCCTGAAGAGGCGTTTGTAAAGTCAGGTAACCCTGTTTTTGACTTGGACGTGTTAGATCAGTTGGAATCGCAGGTGCGTTACGGCGATAAAGGCGATATGTGGCGTTTGGGCAACGTTGTGGAGTTCCGAGCGGCATGAGTTTAGAGGTTTGGCACTACCCAGAACCGCATCATGCGTACGTTATGGGCGTAGATACGGCTGAGGGGTTGGGTCACGGCGACTACAGCGTGATTCAAGTGCTAGACGTGGGGACTGGGGAGCAGTGCGCTATTTGGCACGGCCATATCGCCCCCGATTTGCTTGCTGAAGAGGTTTACGCAGTCGGGCTGTGGTATAGGGATGCTTTGTGCTGCGTAGAGTCTAACAACCACGGGTTGACGACGATCACTGAGTTGCGACATTTAGGTTACCCAAAGATGTACCGTCGCCGCCAGTTGAACAGCATAACGAACACTGTTGGGCAAGAGTTTGGCTGGAAAACTACTCGCACGTCGAAACCGTTGATGATTGACGATTTGTCTTCTGCGTTGCGAAACTTTGAGCTAACGATTTATGACCGTCACACGTTGGCCGAGTTGCGGACTTTTGTACGCAACGACCGTGGCGGCATGTCGGGTTCGCCGTATGACGACCGTGTTATGGCGTTGGCTTTAGCTAATCAAATGCGAAAGTACGCTCACGCACCAGAGTATGCTTCAGAAACCGATGACTATTGGACGGTTGATTGGTTTGCTAGGTTAGCTACAAATGACCCTCAGCCAAATGACATGCGTATAGGAGCACGCAACGTGCGTGGGACACGCACATCTTTCTATTAGGTACCTTTAGGAGTAATTCATGGCACGATACGTTTCACACACGAATGGCACTACCGATGTGGGCGGTGGCAACAACACGATGGCCCGTGGCAAGTCTGTTGTGTCGAACCCGATTGGCAGCGCTGCTGGTAGTCCTCAGCGTGGCACTCATCGGGGTTCTGACCCAAAGTATGCTGGGCAGACTGGTGACCGCGGACAGGGAATCAACCCTCGTGACACCCCAATGAATCAGCACGGCGCTTCAGGTTCTGTTGAACGTGCTTCTGGCTATAACGCTGCTGGTCGCGACGCCTGAAAATGGCGATTATTCCTAAAAACTCAACGTATGTTGAGTTTTGTGAACATATGCGGCGGGAGAAAGGCGACGCCATTCCCCCAGAAGAGCTTGACGAGATTTATGAGCGTTGGACTCGGTTGAACTCTATTCAGATTTCGACTGGCCGAGGTTTACGGGCGATGCTGCCTGCTGACGAGCAACACCTCACGAATCGTGAACGTGAAGCCAAGGTAGTGCAAGAAGCTCAATCTCAGGGGCGCAATATAGAGAGGGTTTGAGATGGCTCGGAAGTCTCGCCGTGACCAACTAGAGCAGTACAAAGATCGTATCAACAAGTGTCAACGGTGGCGTCGGGACGAACAGTTCGATGACAGTTGGGCGCGTTTAGCGGACTTGTACAGGGGTCATCATTTTCCTTCGTACATGCAAGATAGCGGCGATTTAATTGCCGTGAACCTTGCGTTTTCTACGATCAATGTCATTGCGCCTTCCGTAGCTGTCAACTACCCCAAAGTTGTTGTCCAAGCAAACAAACCTGAAGATGCTCAGCGGGCGATGTTTGTAGAAGCGGTAATCAACCATTTGTGGCGTCATCACGATTTTCGCACGCCGTTTCGTCGTGCAGTCAAAGACTTTCTCATATTTGGGCACGGCTGGTTAAAAGTCGGTTGGAAGTTTGTAGAGCAAGAACAAAGCATTAGTGAACTTGCCCGAGAAGACATGGTCAACTCAGCTATGTCTGAGATTGATCAAACCGTGTTGCAGAACTTCATGGAAGGGGTTGAACCGCCTTCGTTCGAAGACGTTGTCGCTAGCATCCCATCCACAGAGATGCGAATTGTTGAAGATCAACCGTTTGTTGAGCGAATCAGCGTGTACGACGTGTACGTTGACCCTGCTGCTACTTGTATGGAAGACGCACGCTGGGTGGCGCAACGGATTGTGCGGCCATTAGAGGAAGCGGAGAAAGATCGACGTTACAAGCCTTCGGCTAGGAAGAACCTTACGGCGAACTACAGCCGAAACATGTACGACGATGTGCCTACTGATGACAAAGTTGAATACTTGGAAGACCAAGTTGTCTTGTGGGAATATTACGACATCATGGACAACACCTTGTCCGTGTACGCCGATGGGGCAGACGAGTTCCTTGTGGACCCAGTCGCCATGCCCTATGCATACGGCCACCCGTTTGTCATGCTCCGCAACTATGACATTCCTGACCACTTCTACCCGATGGGCGATCTAGAAGCGATCGAACCGTTGCAGCTAGAGCTAGACAAAACTCGTAGTCAGCTTATGAACGATCGTAAGCGGTACGCACGAAAGTACCTGTTCCACGAACGTTCGTTTGGGCCTGCAGGTCGTGAGGCGTTGGAATCCGAAAATGACGGACAGTTTGTGCCTGTCATTGACGAAAACAAGCCGCTAGATCAAGTTGTGATGCCGTTGCCGCAAGTTCCGTTAGCGGCAGAGATCTACAACTATTCCAGTATTATTTCGGACGATATCAACACGGTGTCAGGCATTTCTGAGTACGCCCGTGGCGCTATGCCTGAGATTCGTCGGACAGCGACTGAAGCGTCAATTATTGCTGACGCTCAAAACGCTCGGGCAGCAGACAAACTAGCAATAGTTGAAATTAGTGTTGGTCAAGTCGCTAAACGTGTCATTCAGCTTTTGCAGCAGTTTATGACTGATGAAGCTATGGCGCGAATTGCTGGACCTGCTGGCGATGATGTGTTTATTCCTTATGGTCGTGAAGAAATTGTTGGGGAATACGACTTTTCTGTGCAGGCTGGTTCTACCCAGCCAATGAACGAAACGATCCGTCGTCAACAGGCGGTTTCGTTGTTGAACGCTGTTGCGCCGCTTGTCGGCACGGTCATTGACCCTGCTGCGCTGGCAAGGCACGTTCTTGAAGATGGTTTCGGGATCAAAGATCCCGAGAAGTTCCTTATGGGACAAGCACCAATGATGCCGCCTGACGGTGCGGTGCCCCCTGAAGGACAACCAATGCCTCCCGATGTGGGTGGCGTTCCAGTCCCTCAATCCCCAGACGGAGCGTTTGCTCCGACTGGGGGCGTGCCCCCCGAGTTGCTAGCGCAGCTTCAAGGGCAGATGGGAATGCAACTACCGTCCCTGTAATGGGACATAGTTATTGTTATTCTTAGGAACACCTTTTTACAAGATTCCTTAGGAGGATCATAGTGTCCGAAGAAACCGAAACAACTGAACCCGCAAGTGCGGATACTCCAGAAGTTTCAGAAGAAGTAAATCAGGAACCTGGTTACACCGTCAAGATTGACGGGCAGGAACATGAGGTCACCCTTGAAGAGCTTCAAAAAGGTTACCAGCGCCAAGCGGATTACACCCGCAAGACGCAAGAGGTAGCCAGCGAACGGGAGCGTTTGCAGCAAGCCGAAGCAATCGTGTCTGCTCTGGAAAATGATCCAGAGGGGACTTTGAACACTTTGGCTCAGACATTTGGCATCAATATGAATCCTGTCTTGAAAGAAGATTCAAGCTGGGATGACATGGACCCTTCTGACAAGAAGTTGGCTGAGCTAGAGCGCAAAATCGAAATGCAGGAGCGGGCTGCGCGAGTCCAGCAAGTAGATAAAGAAGTTGATCGTTTGAGGGAGCGGTACGGAGATTTCGACAAACAAGATCTGCTACATCACGCTGTTACAAACAAGATTACAAATCTTGAAGCAGCGTACACGCATTGGCAATTCAACGACGTGAGGTCTACCGCAGACAAACTGCGGCAAGATAAAGAAATCACGGAGAAGAAGCGAGATGCGGCAGTAGTAGCTCCTGGCGGGTCAACCCAAGCGGGAACCCAGCCCGAAGTTTCAGATACCAAGGTGACCACACTTCGTGAAGCTTTTGCTCTTGCAAAGAAGCAAATGACCACTTGATTCACTAAGGAGCCATCATGGCTTTTGGAAATACTAGTTTTGACGAGATTCTAACTACAACGCTGAAGAACTATGTTCCTCGGCTTACCGACAACATCTTTTCGGCTCGTCCACTGTTCTACGCACTGACTGATGGTCAGGTTCTGCGTCGTGTCGGTGGCGGGGCAAAGATTGTTGTTCCCGTGCTCGGTAAGACGAACGCTACGGCTGCTTCGTATGCGGGCACTGATGCTATTGCAATCACTGCTTCGGACGGCATGACCGCTGCCGAGTATGATTGGGGCCAGTACGCAGTTACGGTCACGATCAGCGGCATCGAAGAAGCCAAGAACAGCGGCGAAGAGCAGATCATTGACCTGCTGGAAGGCAAGATCTTCCAGGCTCAGGAAACAGTGATTCAGAACATGAACAGCATGCTGTTCGGTGATGGGACTGGCAACAGCGGTAAGGACTGGAACGGTCTTCAGAACCTGATCGGCACCACCAACAGCGTTGGCGGTATCGACGGCAACGATGCTGATAATGCTTGGTGGCGTTCAAGCGTTACCGACCACACGGCGAACAGCGGCAACCTGTCGCTTGCAGCTATGGGAACGCTGTACAACAGCATTTCAGTCGGCAACGATCAGCCAACGATCATCATTACCACGCAGGACGGCTACGAAGCCTACGAAGCGCTGCTGACGAACAACGTTCGTTACACTGACACGGACATGGCGAACTCGGGGTTCCAGAACCTCATGTTCAAGGGTGCTCCTGTCGTGTTTGATGCAGACTGCCCCGCAGGTTCCGACACCGTCAACCACCCTGGCAGTGGGCGTGTGTACATGCTGAACACGAAGTACCTGAGCCTTGTCGGCCACTCGGATGTCTGGTTCAAGCCGACTCCGTTTGTGCGGCCCACGAATCAGGACGCTGTGTTCTCGCAGATCCTGTGCTACGGCCAGTTGACGATCAGCAACCGTGCCCGTCAGGGTGTTCTGGACAACGTTCTGGACGCCTGATAGTTGACAGTTGGGGGCGGGGCATACAGCCTCGCCCCTGCTGTTGAAGAGGATTTATGGGAAGAGAACTTGCAGTCGGTTACGGGAAGAACGTGCGACCTTACGGATCGCCACGAGACGGTATCGAAGCTGATGTCAAAGTCTCTAATTATGTAGCAGGACGCAACGTGCAAGAAATGCAGGCTGTGTTTACTGCTGTTGACGAACCGCAAAGCTGTTCGGCAACAAAGAAGAATGGTGATCCCTGCAAAGGTCGTCCTTTGGAGGGATCGTCGTTGTGTGTGTTTCATCGGGAAGCTGGGTAAACAATGAGCGCAATGTCTCTGGGGCAGATCAGAACTCAAGTCCAAGGCATGTTGGACATTGCGGACGGTGACATCCCTAACTCTGTTCTAGACACTTTTATCGCCCAAGGATACGACGCTATTGTTTACAGCGAAAAGCGTTGGCCGTTTTTTGAACTTTCAACTACTTTTTCTACGGTAGCTGACAAATCTGATTACACGTTTGCAGAAATCGGGTACAGCTTGATTAATCAAACTGTACGAGAAGTGTGGTCCTTGAGAACAGACGATCACATCATTGAGTACACTGGTCGTGATCTGGCTGATTATCATAATCCGTTGAACACTCTTGGATCTGGAACTCCGCAGTATTGGTCTTTCTGGGGAGAAAAGGTTAGGTTTTACCCTACGCCTGCTGCTGTAGAAACGATCTACATGCGTGGGAGTCGGAAAGCTACTGACTTCCCGAACAAGATGGACGGTACAGCAAACACTGCGTTGTATCCTGATTTGCCTGATCCGTTTCATCCATTGTTGTCAATCTATGCTGCTGCTCGGGCGTATTTGCAGCAAGAAGACCCGACAATGTCAATGCAGTACGATCGCCAGTTTCAAGTAGAACTAGATAACTTGGCTCGGCGTTTTGCTGATACACCTGCCCCTCAACCAATGTTGTTGAACAGCCGTAAGCGCAACTGGGTGGACTTCCGTTATCCAAAGAGGTACCAGAACACTGGTGGCGCGATTTTTTAGGCAGTAACAATGACTGATACTGGTTACAGCCTAACTACCCTAGAGAACTTTAGGGGTGGCCTGAACTACAGGACTGATGCGTTCAATCTTGATTTGAACGAATCGCCTGATTTGATGAACGTGTCTGTAGATCCCCGTGGCGGGATCGCTTTGCGCAAAGGGGTGACAACACATAATCAGACGGCTTTGGGCAGCAATGTCAAAGGCATCTGGTCGTTGTACAAAGACGACGGGACCAACAAGGTGCTTGTCAACTACGGCACAAGCATTGCCGCACACGACGGCACCGACTTTACCAACCTTGTCGGGCCGACAGCCCGCACCGCTGGCAGCAGGGTTTACGGCGATACTATAAATAACAGGGCTTACGGGGTGTCGTTTGATCAACCGTCTTTCTACTATGACGGTTCGACTGCTGCGGATTTGGGGACGACGCTTGACGGCACAACAGGGAACTTTCCACAAGCCAAGTATGTGACGCACTGGAACAACTTTGCTTGGGTAGGTTACACAAAGGAATCAGGAACTAATTACCCGACAAGGATTAGGTACTCTCATGCGAACTTGCCTGAGCAGTGGGATGACCTTGATTACATAGACATTGGTAAAGGCGAGGGCGGCGATTACATCACTGGCGTGTTGGGCCACAACGACCGTTTGATGATTTTTAAAGCCAACTCAACGTATGCGTTGTTTGGTTTTGACGGTGACAGTTTTCAGCTTGTTACCATTTCTGAAACAGTCGGCATGACTGGTGAGTCGTCTGCAGTATCTACTCCTTACGGCGTGTTCTTTTGGAATGATCGTCAAGGGGTGTACTTGTACGATGGCACAAACATGATCTGGTTGTTTGAGAAATTGCAGCCAGCGATTGACGATGGCCGTATTTCGTTCAACAACAATCCACCGCAGTTGGGTTGGGCAAACAACAAACTGTATGTTTCTGTTGACTATTTTGATGGCGACGCCAACATCACAAAGCGGCACATTTACGTTTATGACCCGACGATGACGGCGTGGGTGCTGTGGGATGTAGACGCTTCAACGTTGCATACACATCACGCTCCTGACGGTCAACCGATTTTGTACGGCGCATGTGTGGATAACACTGGTCGTGTTGTTTCTATTGATACAGGAGAAACGACGGCTGATCGTTATACCTACACTGGGGGGGCGTATGTTTCTACCAACATTGCGTCTCGTTTCCAAACTTCTTGGGTAAAGACAAGAAACCCCATTGTTCGTAAACGATGGGGACAGATGCGTTTGGTGACTTCTGCTGAGAAGTCAGGGACTTTGACTGTTGACGTGTTCCATGATTATGACACGACGGTTGCAGCTACTCGCATGTCTGGCCCTAAAGAAGAGTTGTCGTATGTAGTGCCGATTAGCGGTCGACAAAGCAGCGACTCTGTTTGGGGTACTGCTACTTGGCAGAACTCTGGGGGAACTACTGGTGACGGCGTGTGGGCTTCGGGCATTGTTCGTCAGGTCACGGATATTTACAAGATTGGGTCTGGCGGGACTTCTTCGGCTATTGCTTTGAAAATTACTGGGCCTACACAAGAAAATGTTCCTTGGGAAGTGAATGCAGTTTCGTTCCCTCATAAATCACGAAGGATGCGATAATGGCAACTTTGACAAGAAACACATTTACTGCGGGTTCTGCGATTGTTGCTGCTGACATGAACAGCAACTTTACAAACGTAGAAGCGTTGATTAACGACGTTTTGGATGGCACTCAATCTCATGGGGCGTTTCAGGCTACAGGGGCTGTAACGATTTCGGGGGCTATGACGGTTCAAGACTTGACGGTCAACGGCACGTTGAATGCGTCGGTGAGCGGCAGCGTTGACAGCCTTAAGGGTGAGATCCTGGCTGACAACAACGATATTGTGTTGGTAAACGGAACTACTGGTAGCGCTTCGACTTATCGGGGCACGATTCTTGCTAGTGACAACACTACGACGGTGTTGGCGAACGGCACGAACGGTACGGATGCGACGTTCAAGGGTGATGTTGTCAATTCTTCTGGCACGGTCATTGTTGATGTTTCTGCAGCAACGTTCAATGGCAATGCCACTACTGCGACTACTGCGACTACTGCGACTACTGCGACTACTGTTACGGGCAGTGTCGCCAACGCTGACCAGTGGACGACTGCCAGGACGTTGACGTTGTCGGGCGATGTGTCGGGGTCTGTCTCGGTCAAGGGCAACTCCAGCATGTTCATGACTACGACTGTTGCGAACGATTCGCATTCGCATTCGAATTACATCACAAGCAACGCCAGCGACACAGCTACTGGCAAATACACGTTCAGCAGCACGTCTGGTACGATCGCTGGCAATCAGACGTTGAATTTGTCTTGTACGGGCAGCAGCCCTGTTGGTGCTGGTATTAGTTTCCAGTATCCGACGAAGGGCGCTGCTTATTCGGGGATTATTCGCCCGTCGAACTCAAGCTCTGAGCGGCTTGTTGTTCTTCAAGATGACAACACGAACGTTGAGGATTTGCAGGTTCGTGTGTTGTATTACAGCGGCGGTTCGTTGGGTTCGTCTGATGAACGGTTGAAGACGAACGAGGGCCCGAGTCTGGGTTTGTCGTTTGTGAATCGTCTTGATCCGTTTACTGGCAAGTGGGCTGAGTCGTCTGTAGACGGAATGTCGTTTGATGACAAGAAACATTGGTTCCTGGGTGCTCAGACCGTGGAGGCAGCGATGACTGCAGAAGGTCTTAACCCTACCGATTACCGAGTCACTGAAGATGACGCCAACGGGTACAAGGTCATGGCGTACACGGAGATGGTGCCTGTGTTAATCAAATCTGTTCAGGAACTATCTGCCCGCCTGGAAGCGCTAGAGGCAGCATGACATGGGTGAATGGGCCGCAATCTTGGGCGGCACAGGCGCAGCTATTGTGACAGGAGTGTTTGCGGTATTCGGTGCTCGTTTCCGTAAAGAAAACACTGTCCAACACTCCGATAGTTTGGCTCGGCTTGACGATATTTCTGAACGGATTAGTGAAGTTCGTGATGATGTAAAAGAAGTTCGTCGTCGTCAAGACGACCATCTTGAATGGCACGCTGGACAATGAGTACACCTAACTTTCAGATTAACAAGAACCTGTCGCCGCTTGTGCAGCTTAACATTGCGGACGGGTTGACGTATCAGGGGACGTACTCTGCGGCAACTGCTTATGTTGCGGGTGACGTTGTTACTTATAACGGGGAGTCGTTTGTCGCCCGTCAGAACACGACGGGCAACACGCCTGGGAACAATGTTTACTGGCAGACGTTGGCTGAGCAGGGGCTTACTGGGCCGACTGGCCCTGCTGGGGCTACTGGTGCGACTGGTGCTGCGGCAACCGTTGCTGTTGGGACGACAAGTTCTGTTTCTAATGCTGGAACTGCGAGCGTTACTAACAGTGGTACTAGCAGCGCCGCTACGCTTGATTTTGTTTTGCGTGACGGGCCTACGGGGCCTGCTGGAGCGACTGGGGCCACTGGCGCTACGGGCGCCACGGGCGCCACGGGCGCTACGGGCGCTGCGGGTGCTGATGGCGCTGATGGCGCTGATGGCGCCGATGGTAAAAGTGTTCTGAATGGGTCTGGTGCGCCGTCGGCAGGAACAGGCGTTGACGGCGATTTCTACATTGACACGACTGCTGACGAGATTTACGGACCTAAGACAAGTGGCGCGTGGGGGAGCGCAACGTCTTTGGTTGGCCCTATAGGGGCTACAGGAGCTACAGGAGCTACGGGTGCTACGGGTGCTACGGGCGCTACAGGTGCGGCAGGTGCTGACGGGGCTGACGGGGCTGACGGCAAGACTGTTTTGAATGGTGCGGGGGCACCTTCTGCTGGTACTGGAGTTGATGGCGATTTTTATATCGACACAACTAACGACGACATTTACGGTCCTAAAGCAAGCGGGGCATGGGGAACAGCGACTTCTCTTGTTGGCCCGACAGGCGCAACGGGGGCTACTGGTGCGACTGGCGCTACAGGGGCTGCGGGCGCCGACGGCGCCGATGGTGCGGCGGCTACGATTGCAGTTGGCACTACAAGTTCTGTTACCAACGCTGGAACAGCGTCGGTAACCAACAGCGGCACGTCTAGTGCTGCCACGTTTGACTTTGTTCTAAGAGATGGACCTACTGGTCCTCAGGGAGCGACTGGTCCTCAGGGAGCGACTGGGGCTACTGGGGCAACAGGTGCTACTGGGCCTGCGGGTGCTGACGGCGCTGACGGCGTTATTCAGACGGTTACTGCTGGCACGAACTTGAACGGTGGCGGATCTGCCGCCACCGTGACACTGAACCTTGATAACGACATTACGTTGACTTCGGTTACTGCGGATTTGAACGGCCCAGTTCATATTACGGTGAAGAACACGTCGGGCGGCACGCTGGCTAAAGGCACGCCTGTGTACGCTACGGGTTCTGTTGGGGCTTCTGGTGCGGTAGAGGTGTCGCCTTCGGATGCTGATGTTGCGTCAACAATGCCTGCGTTGGGTTTGCTAGATGATGCCTTGGCAAACAATGCTGAAGGCTCAGCGACGGTGTTGGGGATTATTGGCGGCATTAACACTTCGTCTTATGCCGTCAACGACGAGTTGTATGTGTCGACTACAGCAGGGGTGTTGACTGCGACTCGGCCTACAGGGGCGTCTGAGTTGGTGCAGAAGATTGGCCGTGTGGTGCGTGTTGACGCTTCAACGGGCGAGATTCTGGTGTTGGGTTCTGGTCGTGCGAACGACGTGCCTAATGGCACGTTGTCGAACGACACGACTGGTAATGCTGCTACTGCGACGGCGTTGGAAACGGCACGCACAATCAATGGCGTGTCGTTTGATGGCACGGCGAACATTACGGTGGCTGCTGCTGCGGGGACGTTGACGGGTGCGACGTTGGCGTCTGGGGTGACGGCGTCTTCGTTGACTTCGGTGGGCACGTTGAGCGCTTTGAGCGTTGGCGGCAACATTACAGTTACGGGGACAGTTGACGGTCGTGATGTAGCGGCTGATGGCACCAAGCTTGACGGTATCGAATCAGGAGCGGATGTTACTGACGCCGCTAACGTTGAAACAGCGATCGAAGCGATCACGTTGACTTCTGTTGCTGGCGCTACGGGAGATGAGATCCTTGTAGTTGATGCCACTGATGGCGGGTTGAAAGCGGTTCTTTGGCAGAACCTGCCCGCAGCGCCTGTTGATTCTGTCAATAGCCAAACTGGCATTGTTGTTTTGGATGCAGATGACATTTCTGATGCCGCTACAACAAACAAGTTCACGACTGCAGCTAACCTCACGAAGCTGGGTCACATAACTGTTACTCAGGCTGTTGATCTTGACACGATTGAGAGCAGGGTCAATCAGTTGGATGCAGCGGTTGTGCTGCAAGGATCTTGGGATGCATCCGCAGGGTCGTTCCCTGGTTCTGGTTCTGCTCAGGCTGGCGAGAGCTACATTGTTTCGGTAGCTGGCACTGTGGACAGTGTGGCGTTTTCTGTCAACGACAGGCTGTTGGCAATCGTAGATAATGCTTCTACTTCGACATATGCGTCTAACTGGTTGAAGCTGGATTACACCGATCAGGTGTTGAGTGTCAATACGCAAACTGGAGCGGTTGTTCTAGATGCTGACGACATTTCTGATACGTCTACGACGAACAAGTTTACGACTGCGGCTGATATCACGAAGCTGGCAGGCATCGAATCGGGAGCTACTGCCGATCAGACTGCAGCCGACATTAGAGGGTTGGGGTTCTTTGACACAACGAATGACGGTACGGGTTCTGGGCTTGATGCGGATTTGTTGGACGGGAATCATGCGACTGCGTTTGCGACTGCGGCACAAGGTTCTACTGCTGATTCTGCGCTTCAGAATGTTGTAGAAGACACCACGCCGCAGCTTGGCGGCGCGTTGGATGTCAATGGGCAAGAGATCACTGGCGCTATTGATCTGCATTCGACGGGCGACGTGATTACTGAACTTGGTGACGCTGCTGGCGTCAACAAGTTGTCAGTCAGGGATTCTGCTGCTGTTGAGGTTGCTGCGTTTGATTCAGACGGCAACTTGACGTTGGCTGGAACTGTCGATGGCCGTGACGTAGCTGCTGACGGAACGAAGCTGGACGGGATCGCTGCTGGAGCCGAGGTCAACGCTGTTGACTCGGTGAACTCGCAGACTGGCGTTGTTGTTTTGGACGCCGATGACATTTCGGATGCTGCTACGACCAACAAGTTTACGACCGCTGCCGATATTACAAAGCTGGCTGGGATCGAAACTGGGGCTGACGTTACTGACGCAGCAAATGTTGAAACGTCTATTGAGGCGATCACTCTTACTGCTGTTGCTGGTGCGACTGGCGACGAAGTGCTGATTGTTGACGCTACTGATGGCGGTTTAAAAGCGGTTTTGTGGGAAAACTTGCCTAGCGGCGGTGGCGGGGGCATTAGCAATGTTGTGGAAGACACGACGCCTCAGTTGGGCGGCGCTCTTGACGTAAACGGTCAAGAAATCACGGGGGCGATTGATCTTCACTCAACAGGCGATGTCATCATTGAGCTTGGCGATGCCGCTGGCACAAACAAGGTTTCGGTACGAGACTCTGGAGCGGTTGAACAGTTCTTGATTGACTCTGACGGCAACGTCGGTGTCGGCAAGACACCCAACGCTGGTTCTAGGTTGGACGTAAACGGCAGGATTGAGGCGTATCAGAACACGCTGCAAACCAATAACGATGACTATGCGTTTATTACTTCTGGAAACTTTGGTGGCGGCTACGGTTTCTACGAGGGAACTAACCGTGCAGTGATCGTTGCTCCTGGCGGCAATCAAATGGAGTTCCATGTTGGTGGGTCGCCTACGTCGTGGGGGACGATGGCAATCGACATTGATGCTTCTGGCAATGTCAGGTTCCCTGTGTCTATTCAAGACAGCACGGGCCGAGACATTTCAGATGCTGTTACTAGCACTGATGTGACTGATATTGTTGAGATTAGCCAAGCGTCGTATACCGCTTTGGGCGCTGGTCGTCCCGCTAATCGTCTTTACCTGATTACGAGCTAGTAATGGCTGCTCCTTCATTCAACAATCACGACTATCAACAAAATAGCAGCACCAATTCGACAACGATCACTTTAGGTGCCCCTGGTAATCTTAGTTTGAGCGCAGGCGACTTACTAGTTGCGTATGTTTGCTCTGCTGTTTTCAATACATTCTGGTATACGCCTACAGGCTGGAACCTGTTCGACAATGCGTCATACACTGATACGCAAGCGTGTTTCTGGAAAGTTGCTTCTGCCAACGACGTAAATCGCATTTCGGGTTGGACGTTCCAAGTTGCTAATAGCGCTCGTGTGTGTGGGGTTATGTTCAACGTCAGCGGAGCAAACACGACTAGTCCGTTTGATGGCACGGGCTATCTAGAGCAAGGCGGCAGCAGCAACCAGCCTTCTTCAAACGCTTTTAGCAACAACACTAGTTACATTGGCGACTTTTTGTACGTTGCCCAGTTTATGATAGAGGGCAAAAACGCAAGCGGGTTTACTGCGCCCTCGGGATACACCGCAGTTGGGTCAAACCCAGGCATTGAAACTACTGGGGGCGGCAGTCCTAGTGGACACATCGGTTGTGGCATTGCTTATAAGCAGGTTACGAATACCAACCTAAATCCAGCGGCAGTGTTTACTACTGGCTCAGATGGTTGGACTGCCACCATGCTGAGGATTAAGGAGGCGCCGACAGGTTCTACGTCGTTTCAGGGCAAGTTGGGTGATCTGACGGTGTCGAAGATGTATCTGGGGGATACGGAAGTTACTGGTGGGTATCTTGGAGATATCGACCTATGGGCGTAAGGAAGTAAATGAACGTATCTACTGAAGAAGTGCTAGCCATGATTCAAACTCGTTTTCCTCACGAGTTTGAGATTTGCGTTTTGGCTGTTCAAAACCAGAAGTTGCAACAGCAGCTTGCGTTGCACGAAGAAGAACAAGAAGAAGAAACGTCTCAGTAGTGGGACATTGTTGCCATGAGATAGGAGCTTCACATGGCATATAGACCAGCATATCAAGACATTTTGTCGTCAACGATGGGGGAGATGGCCCCATCATCGCAGATCTCTAATCAAGCTAGTTTAGATGTTCAGAGAAACTTGATTGGGCGACAGTTTAACCGAGACAACATGCTGCGGCAGTACACTCGTGGACGTGGCGACTTACGTCGTGACGCTGACGAGATCTTTCGTCAGTTCCCTGGGGCGTACAACCGTAGAGGCATGCTGGATAGCGGCAGGTATGTGGGCCGTGGTCGTGAGTTGGCTGCTGCTTCGGTGCGTTCTCAGAATCGTCTGCGCGAGGACTATAACCAGTCTTTGACTGGTTCGTATATGGAAGATCAGTTAGATCTAGGCAATTTGGCTGAGTTGCGTCAGACTCTTGCTTCTCAGGATTATCAGGCGTTGGTGGCTGGGTTGTACGGCGATCGCATGCGGAGCACATAATGGGCATTTGGGACGAAATCAAAGAAGCTGCTGGAGAGTTTGTCAGTTTTGTTTCCAACCCGATGGAGTACACGCGGGTTGACAACTTCCCGTACGGACCCGAAATTCAAGAATTCGCTGGAAAGGCTGTTGACGATTTTTTTAACGTAGGTGGAGTGTTTACTGGCAGTGGTGGATTCGATCCTTCTAGCAACCCTGTAATCAGCAAAGCTGGTTCTATTCAAGACAGCGCTAACATCCAGCGCGCTCAAATGGAATCTTATTTGCAGGACTTGCAGAACTACAAAAATCAGCAGAGTCCTGTCACGCCTAATTTGCAGCCTCCGCAGCCTGAACAGCCTGCGTTGAGTGTCCAAGACATTCTGCGAGCAGCTCAAGCCAACTTGTTGAGTTCGCAACTTGAAGGTTTCGGAGAACAACGAGACTTGATTGATTCGCTTGGGGCGATGCGAGAAGCAGGGTTGGCTTCCCAAGAGCGCTTTGCTTCGCAGACCGCCAGCGATCGCACTAACTTTGTTGAAGATCTTGATGAACGGCGGGCTGTTCGGTTTGAACAAGCTGCTGCTGAACGTGAGCAACGCAAGACTGTTGAGTTGGCTCGGCAGCAGACGCAGCTTGATGATGCGTTGCGAGCTGTAGATATTGATACAGGTGCTGCTGGTGATCGTCTGAGGTCGTTGGGGATTGACCCTGGCAGCTTTGCTAATCAAGAAATGTCTGACACGACTGCGATGTTGTATTCGCAGAACATGTCTGCGGCCAACATGGTCAACATGTTGGACGGGGTAGCGGTTCAAGCTGCCAATTTTGCTAAAGACGCAAACGATCAAGCGTCGGCGGCTGCGTTGTACGGCATCAAAGAAGACCTTTCGTTTGCTTTGCAAGCGGTTGACCAAATGCGTCAACAAGGTCTTATGGATGACGCGATGGCTATGCAGGCCATCGCTGATGCGGAACGTCAGGCTCAACAGGCAACTGAGATGACTTACGCTCAGCTTGATGTTGACACGTTGGAGGCTGCACAAGCTGTTGCTGCTAGGCAGGCTTCTGCTGCTTCTTCGGCTCGTAAGACTGAACTGGGTGCTGCTGCGTTGGGGATTCTTGCGAACATTCAGCAGGGTGGTTACGTCCCGACTCAACAGGATTTGATGATTATTTCCGAAGCAAAACTTGGGGATGCTTTCTTGGATATTGGCAACACTGAGGCTGATTTCTACAATGATTTGGTGTTGAAGGGCGGCGGCGCTGGTCCTGATCTTGGCGACATGTTGAAGTATTTGGAGATGCGGGGTGATGACATTGATTTGGCTGACCCAGCTATTGCTGCAATGTTTGGTTTTGATACAACTCAGACAAATGAGTAAGTCGCATGTCTCTTAGTCGTTCAGAGATTTCTCAAGCTGTTTCTGCGCCAAAACAATTAATTGATGTTTCTGATTTGTCTGCAAAGTTGGGGTACTCAAACACGAATCTTGTTGAAACGTTCAACACTCCTGCTGCGATTGTTCAGTTGCCTTATGGCGGCATACAGTCTCGTAAAGAGATGTTGGGGGGGTTGCAGTCTCAGAATCTGATTCCGTTGAAAACTGCTCCACCAGAGCCTGGCGGCGGTATTTTTGATATTCCTGTTCTTGGTCCAGCGCTTGACCTATTGGATGCGCCTCGGGCGTATTTGATGTCCACTATCAAAGAAGTTGGGGATATCTTTGGCAATGGCGATGCGTCTTTGTCTGAGTGGTATAAGCAAGCACAAGACAACATTATGGCGAGCGAGGTTCTGAGGGACTGGGGGGTTGATCTTCCTGGGCCTTTGGACTTCGTGGTCGGGTTGGGGCTTGATATTGCGTTGGACCCGTTGACGTATGCGTTTGGTGCTGGTGTGGTGTTGCGGGCGGCTCGGGTTGCTGATGTGGCGGTGACTTTGTCTAATGCTGCTAGGACCGCTGAGATAGCTGCTGAAACTGCCAGGAAGGCAGGCAACGTTGCTGAAGCTGCTACGCAGAGTCGTCGGGCGCAAGATTTGCTTGAGACGTTCGATATTGTGCGTCGCGAAGGCACTCTTTCTGCTGTTGCCAAGAAGCCTTTGGTGATGGAAGAACTTGGCGTAAACCGTGGCATTCATTTCTCGTTGCCAGGAACTGGCCGTATCGGTCGTCGCATTGTTGAACGGCCTTTGACTTCTATTGTTCCGAAGTTGGGGGAAAGAGCGGCTCGTAACAGGGTTGCGACGTTGGCTAGGTCGCCTTGGTTGTTAAGCGACGATGGGTTTGATGTAGCTAAGAACGCTGATGCAATTGTTGCTCGCATGACGGGTGGTGAAGCTCCTCAGGGCGTGTTGAAGGACGCTATTGAAGAGGCTGCTCGGAAGGCTTCACGTTTGCCTATTGCTAAGCCGTTTGGTAATGCTGCCGTACAAAACGCTACGTCAAAGATTGTAGGTTCTCTTGGCGGGGGTGTTGGCAGGAGCGTAACTGCAGTTGCTTTGGCTCCGAAGATGGATTCTCTTCTTAGGAAGTTCAACAGTAAAGGAAGCATAATCAACGCTAAACGTGGCGTTGAAACTGAAACTGCTCGGGTGGTGTTTGATGTTGAACGTAGCGGCAATCAGGCAGCTATTGCGGCTTTGCGTTGGAACAAGCAAACTACTGATGAGTTAGATCGGCTGGTACGAGATCTTCGGACGGCAGGGATTCAAGGCGAAGATCTTGATTCGTTGATGTTTTACGCAGCGACTTCGACAGACGAAGAAATCTTGGCTAACCCAGCGTTGGCTCGCTGGATTAACGTAGGTGCAGATGGATCTGCTGAAGTTAGTCCGTTTGTTGCCCAGGCTAAGGAGTGGTGGAAGTCTGCTGGTCGTCGGGCAGGTATTCCTGAAGACGAACTAAACGATTTCTTTTATGCGTCTCGGATGAGAGACGACATTGAGTTTAAACGTGGGAATGCTTCTCGGGTTGATCCCGAGATGGATGGCATCCCGTTGGACAATAAAACGTTGAGTGGCACGCCGACGCATTCTCGTCGTTTGTTGACGCCTAAACAAATAAAGCAACGCATCAACGACGCTAGAACAAACAAAGTTTCTGAAGCTGAAGTACGAGCGTATGCAGATGATATTGATCGTATAGAAGCCAAGGTTTTAGCTAGTCAAGATGCAGGGAAACCTAAGACTTTTGAACAAGTTCTAGACGAAGAAATTGCTAACGGCGTTCGTTACGGCAAAGACAAGTTTATTTCAACGAATGTTTATGCGGGCGTGCCGCTAGATGACAGCAACATTTTGAATCAGATGGCAAAGATTGCTCGGGAAGCTACTGATATTGATCCGAAAAGGTTGTTTAAGTTTTCGGATGATGCTTCGGTTGTGCTGCCTCGTTATATCAGTTTGATGACGAAGAACATTCGTTCTCAAACGCTTCTGAAACTTGTCAAAAATAAAGGTTACATGATTGGCGGTAACAAACTTAAACAAGGTGATTTGGCTTCTCGTATTGAAACTTTCAATAAGCGTTTGCAGGCTACTGAGCTAGAGTTAACTAATCTCCGTAAAGCGCTTGTTGACGCCGAAATGGACGAAGACGAAGTTGCTAATATTCTTGCAGAGATCGCTAAGAAAGACGGGATCTTTAGCGAAGCAGATGTTCGTGCTTGGTTGGCTAGCACTGATGGGCAATTAGCCGCACAAGTCGCTGACATGGAAGTTCAAATCAACACGTTGTTTGAGGTTTTGAACGCTGCTGCTAATGGCAAGTTTTACACGGGGTTGTCGGCTGGGGCAAGAGATTTGTTGGATGCTGAGGGCTGGCGGGATGCTGTTACTGGCCCGTTTACGAAGGCTCAGCGTGCCAAGATTCAGCGGCTGGTTGCTGACAATGACGCCCGTTTGGAGGCTTTGGCTGAGGCTACCGAGTTCCTGCATGAGTTGCAGTTGATTGCTGGACGGTTGCAGACGCAACGCAACCAGATTGGTGCGGCTTTGGCTCAGTTAGAAACTGGTCGTAACGTGAAGACTGGCGGTCGCATGCGGCCAGCTACTATTCGCAAGATGCTTGAGGACCAAGCAGCGGAGCTAGACGAGGTGTTTGAGCAGCTTCGGTTTATCTCTGACAATATTAAAGGCAATCTTGAGGCGTTTGATCCGACTCTTATCGCTGGTCGGGGGTTGGCGGCGTTGGGCGATCCTGAGTTGATGGCTCAGGCTCAGCGACAGTTGTTTGAAGATATGATTGGCGTTTGGGGGTTGTCTGATGATCTCCGTCGGGTTGCGGGTTCTATTACTGATTTGCCTGCTGATGGCCGTCTGGTGTCGATTGATTGGAAGGGTGGCAGTATCGGTTGGGACATCCGTTGGAAGAGTCAGCCTTTAGCTGGGCAGGGTGATCGGACAACGCTGCGGACTTTGATGGGCGAAGAACGCGCTGACTACATGGGCCGTATTCTTGCGACGTTGGATGATTCGCCTGCTGGTCGGGCGCAGGCGGCGGTGTTGGAGACGATCGAGAACCTGCGGTTGATGCAGAACCGTTTGGGGAACATTGTTCCTAACCAGCAGCTTGTTGATGCGGTTGAGCAGTCAATCGGGGATGCTGACGCTTTGGTTGGGCTGCTTCGCAGAGAGTATCAGACTGATCTGGATTTGATGATTGATTCAATGTTGGATCAACGGTTGAAGTTGACGCGAAAGTCTCCTGCTGTGCGGGAAACGATGGAGCAACTTGAAGCTGAGACTGTTCGTATTCAATCGGAGATTGATGCCAAGGTTGAGGAACTGCAAGAGATCGCTCGAAACGTAAAGAACGAGGGCAACCGTCGTGTGCTGATTAGGGCTGCTTTGTTTGATGGCCCTGATTCTTTGACTCAGCGTCGCAACGCAGCCCGTAAGGCTGCGTCGCGAGGCGACACTACTGCTGCGTTGGACATTGCGGAGAACCCTGTTGAGGCTTTGAGAGCAGTTGCGAAAGGTCAAGGCAACCAAGCCTTTGTTGACTTGTACATGGAAGGTGCCGAAAGCGTCATAGCTGACATGTTGCTGCACACGTTCAAGGTTGGCGCTGATGACACGTTCTCTCCTCGTGTCGGCAACATCACTAAGTCGAAGTTGACGGGGCAGTCGTTTGTTGCCCCGTTGAGCGCTAATTTGACTGCTGAGCAGACACGAGAGATGGCGTTGGTTTTCTCTGAAGTGTTTGAGGCGATGGCTCGTACTGCTGATCCTGCTCAGCTAAATGGTTTCTTGCGGGGTGCGTCAAGGTTAGCTAACTGGTGGAAAGCGCAGGCTGTTGGTACGCCTGGTTTCGTGATGCGAAACATGCTGGGTGCCATGTGGATGAATAACCAGTTGGCTGGGGTGCCGTTGTCGCAGTTCCGACGGGTTCATAACATTCGTGACGCTGCGATGAAAGCTGGAGACGGCAACGTTTCTGCAGGGTTGGGGATTTTGATTGAGCAGTCTGCTAATCCTAAGAACCGTTTGAAGATGTCTGCTATGGCGGGCGGCGGCACTGTTGATGTTGCCGAGTTGCGGACGTTTAAGGAATGGTACGACTCGGGTATTGCGGCTGGTACTGGCGGTCGTGGTATTGACATTCGTTCTGCTGTAAACGAAGGCCAAGTGATCGAAGGACGAGGTTTTAAGACTGGTTTTGAAGCTGGTACTTTGAAACCAACTGCTGACTTCAAACCTTTCACTGCTATTCGTGGCTGGAACGCTGACGTAGAGTTTATGGCTCGGGGGAGTCTTGCCCATCACACAATGATGGGAGGCGGTTCTGTAAACGAAGCGTTGGAAAAGGTTTACAAGTATCACTTTGATTACACTGATTTGACTGCGTTTGAGGTTGGGGCGAAGACGTTTATTCCGTTCTGGACGTGGCAGCGTCGGGCGATGCCTATGTTGCTTGAGTCGGTTGCTCGGAACCCGACGGCTTGGAACCGTGTAGGTCGGTTGAAAGCGAACCTTGAGTTGCATTCTCCAGAAGAGGGAGTGGTTCCTAGCTACTTCGGGGAGAACATGGGGATTCGGTTGCCGTTCAAGGTTGGTGGGCATCGTACTTACATGTTGCCTTCGTTGCCGTTCGCTGATTTGGCGAACTGGTCTAAAGGTTTGGACGAAGAAACTTTGAGCGACCCTTTAGAGTTTGCGACATCAATTGGTCGGGTTCCTATGGAGTCAGCGATTCCGCACTTTAGGTTCCCGATTGAAGCAATGTTGGGTGTTAGGACGTTCAATCAGGTTCCGTTTAGAGACGAGTTGAAGCCTGCTCCGAAGTGGGCGAATGTGCCTGTTATGGCTCAAGCTTTGCAAGTTGCTGGTTTAGCTGAGCGTTCTAACAAAGGGACTTTGTTGATGACAGACAAGCAGGCATATGGGGTTGAGCAGTTCATCCCTGTGTTGGCTAACTGGTCGCGGCTAGACCCGATATCAGAGCCAAAGTGGGAACGATCAGATGCTGCTAAGCAAATCGCGACGTTTTTGAACTTTACTTTGGGAGTTGGTTTGCGTGTGAACACTCCGAAAGAGAAACGCAATGAGATGTTTCGTCAAATGTATACTAAAGCAGCAGATGATCGTCGTCGGGAAGCTTTGAGGAAATACTAATGAGCAAGACTGTTATTAGCCGTCAAGGTTGGAACGCTGTTCCTCCTGCGAAACCGTTTACTCGTCGTCGCAGCACGTTGGGGATTGTGCTGCACCATTCGGGAGTGCGGGCTGCTCAGCCTGGGCCTGCCCAGGTGAAGAGCTTTGAGCGCTACCACATGCGTACCCGTGGATGGCGAGGGATCGCCTACAACTGGCTTGTGGACGCTGACGGCGTCATTTACGAGGGGCGTGGGCACAATGTTGTGTCGGGGGCTACTCGGGGCTGGAACTCTAAGACAGAGTCGATTTGCTACACGGGGTGGGGTTCTGGTGAAGTACCTGAACGTGCGTTGGAGTCTATTGCTTGGCTTGTATCTAACATACAAACTAATCATGACAATAAGCTTTGGGTAAAGGGGCATCGTGACTTTGCGCCAACGTCGTGTCCTGGCACGACGTTGTACCACTGGGTACAAAGCGGCATGCCGCTCAAGCAGGACAGCCAACCAGAAGTTGATTGGGTTGGTATTCGTGCCTACATCAACGCTCTGGGAGAGCTTGTAGCGAAGAACCCGTTGTCTCGGTGGAAACGGTCTAGGGGGCAGGCTGTCAGGCTTGTACAGCGCCACCTGAACTCTTTGGGCTACGAGTGCGGACCTGTCGATGGGATCTTTGGCCGCATGACTGCTGGGGCTGTCAAAGAGTACCAGTTTATTGCGAAGCTGAAAGCTAACGGCGTTGTCGACAAGGCAACATGGAACCGCATGTTTCTTTAGTGGGACGTATTTTTCTTTATTAGGAGGTGGCGATATGCCAGCTAAGGGTGGGGCTTACAGCCCCAAAGATCAGTATCAGGACTCTATGTCGGAGGCCAACAAGTATGCGATGGGGCGTAAGGCTGCTGATAGCGCAGCCATGCTGCGTTCTACTCAACTAGCCAACGCCCACTCAGGTGGCCGACCTTTCGGGAAGTAATAATGCCAAGGAAACCAGTCAAGCCTATTGCTAAGATGCCTGCGAAGAAGCAGTCAGCCAAGGGGGCTGCTGCGTCTGCTGCTAAGGGCGGTAATCGGAGTGCTAAGGCTAAAGGTCCAGCCAAGAAGAAAGCATACGCTTACGGGAAATCGAAGCGATGAGTACCGAGGGGGGCTGGGCGACTTCGCCGTACAGAGATGCAGTTGAACGAGCTTTGTACACCGCTGCTGAAGCTTTCCTTGCTGTGTTTGTCATTACTGATTTGTCGACTCTTGAAAGCGCGTCTACAGCGGGGTTGGCAGCTTTGTTCTCAGCGTTTAAAACGTTTGTGGTGGAGCGGCGACGAGCGCTCGGGTGACGTGGACTCTAATTTTGAAGACATCTGGTACGACTGGTTAGAGTCCGTCGGTGTAGATATTGACTGCGAGATCGAAGAGAACTTTGAGCGTTCGCAGTACATGTTGGACATGGACGACGGGACTCACGCACAATGGCGTGAGTCCCAGCTTGGCGTTCTGCTGGTGCTGACTAGAGAAGAAGTTGAGGCTCTAGTGCTGGCTCGTCAGAAGGCTAAAGACAACGACATAAATAGTTGGTTGACGTTGACTAGCTGGGTGATGGGGTTCACCACGTTTCTAGATCAATGTTTGTGCCATCTGGAGGATACTGAAGATCCTTTGTGAGATGGGCTATTACGGCTGGGTAGCGTAGTAGTTCGGTCTTGATCTTCTGGGCTAGTTCGTCTCGTCTGCGGGCGAACGTTGTTTTTGGGGTGCCGAGTGCGAGGGCTACGAACCTCATGGATAGCCCTACGTCTACGAGCATGTGATAGATCCAACGTTCTGTGTCGGTGAGAGTTGCCCACACGTTTTCCACAGCTTGGGTTAGTTCTTCTCGTTCTTCGTGGATTTCTTCGTAGGAGATTTCAGGTTCTTCGTAAGGCAACGCTTCCATCAAAGCTTGTAGCTTTGTTCTTGGGCGTTGACCTTTCTGTAACGCTAGCCAATTTAGCGGTACAGGTTTCTTGGGGGAGTCGTCATTGATTGTAGATTCAATGCGCGATAATGGCGGTAAGCGGGCTTCGTGTAAAGCTTTGAAGATCTTTGCACCTTCTGAAGCATCAAGATCTTCATCCATCCTCCCAGTTTAGAAGCTTAGAAGAAATACTCAAGTATTTCTTTCCTTCATGGAAGTTTCCGAGTTGAACATCGTTCTTATTTATGAGCGTGAGCAATTCGTTATATCGGATTTGTGCGTAGGCTTCTCTGGTAGAGGACCATACCCATAGCCATACGTCCATGCCTGATGAGTTCCACCAGTTCAACGCTGCAAGCTTCTCTAGCTTAAGTTTGAGAGGTTTAGATCCCATGCCCATGACTTCAACTAGGCGGGCAGGGTCTGACTGTATGTAGTCAGGAGCGGCTCGTATGTTGAGGCTGATTTGGTAGAACTTGGCTACGTCGGGTCGGTTGAACCCGAATCGTATCCAGTTTGTGTTGAGCCGTTCAAAGTTGGATTCGGCTTCGTCTCCCATTGACTGGAATCGTTCGTTGTACGATCCAGTGTGGAACCCTGTCATTTTTTGCGGCCTGACAGCTTGTGGATTTGTTTGTCGTCTTCGTAAGCGACGCCGTTGAGAGCGTCGCTCACTGACTTGATGTAGTTGTCCACGTCGCCCCTCAGTTTCGACTCAGGCTCACCTGGCATCTCGGTGATGCAAACAGTGATGCGTTTAGGAGTAAATGTTAGGGCTAAAGATACAGGCCCGTCAAACTTTGGGCCGTTGTAGTGTTCTTTGACAAGCTGCTCAAACGTGCGGGTCTTTGTTGTGGTGTAGGCGTAGCCGCCTTTCATAGAGAACCGTGGCCGCTCCTTTGCTTTGGGGCGGTGCGGTATCACGAACTTGTGCTGCTTGCCTTTAGATGGCATTAGAGGCTCCTTAGGGCCGATTCAACCATCCGTTCAATCTGGCGGGGGCCATCTTCACGGTCTTTGAACTTGCCGACCCGCTCGTCTAGCTGGGTTACCCAATAGATTGTAGCCTCTATTGAGTAGTCACGTTCAAGTAACGACACTGCGAAGCGGTACAAGGTGCTACTTCGGTCCTGTTCAAACGGGTTCTCCCAGATGCGTCGGGCGCGTCCCGTGAAGTCATCGGAGTCTTGGCTACCGCTGTAGGCAAAGTCGGTTTTGGCTGGTTCTGTTTTGATGAACAGCCCGTGGAGGCGTTGCAGTTGGTATGGGGGGGTGCGGCTTTCCCAAGCTTGGTCGGTGAACTCTTCCCAGGTCAGGTCGCCTATTTGTTGTCGCCCGATGTTTCGGGTGTTTGCGTAGGGGAGGCGTAGGCAGTTGCCGATTTTGCCTGGGGCTAGTTTGGTCTGTTTGGGGTAGACCTCTTTGATTGGGGTGTTGACGATTCGGCATGCGCCGATCATGCAGTTGCGGGCCGCTGCGGCTTGCATGGGTTGATCTAGGTATACCCAGACGTGAAAGCCTTTGGACCGTGAGGCTTCTTTCCATCCTTTGATTGAGAGTTTGGAAAGAACGGCTATGACGTTGTCTGCGTGGGGTTCAGAGGCGTCGCCTTCGTCTAGGTCTACGGCGACCCAGTTAACCCAGAACAGCCCGTTGCGTTGCACCAGTGGGTACACGCCGAGGGCTTCGTCGCCGTACAAGTGCTGTTCTATGAGTGTCGTGTAGCTGTCACCACTAGCTACTACAACCTCTTCGTTTTCCAGCATGGGCCGAACCCCAACGGCCACATCAGCGACGAAACCCCCAGCGTGCAGGGCTGCAAACTTTTCTACCCGATCCATCGGTCATCAGGAGGCACGTCCGACTCGTAATAAGTGCGAACCAGCCCGCAGTCAGGGTCCATGTAGTAATCAATCGGGGGAGATGTGATGTGACATGGTGGACGTTTGTTTTTGCACAAGTCCAAGCTGATTGAAACTGAATGGATTCGTTTTTCGGTGTCGGTGAGTTTTGGATCGTCTCGTTTCCTGAACACGTTGAGTTGCAGGATGGCATATTCGTCGGCGTTGAACTTGCCGTCATCCATGCCTCGGCTGCTGCCTCGGGTAGATCCTTTGCCTGATTGGTGAATCAAACCGACTGGCAAGTTCTCAACTTCGGTCCATTCTTTGAGATTCTTCAAGACTTTAGATACGCCTTCGTACCCTGAGGCTTGTGGTAGCTGTTCTAAAAAGTCAACCATGACGAACTTGGGTCGATGCTGCCAGTAGTCCTCGCATTCACGCATAGCTTCAGACATTTGCGGGAACTTGAGAGCAGTGGGGAAGATTTTGATGCGGTCCAAGTACCGCTCTTTGGCTTCCATGATCTCTGCGAGGTACAGCGGGTCATCTACAGCTAGTGCCTGTTCTACTTCGGCAAGGTTGCGTTGGTACAGCAGAGCGTAAAGCTTGGCTACGACTAAAACTTCTGGTTCGTCTGGGGTGAAGATGACGGCGTGGAAGTTCTCGTCTTGTCGCAGGTTCCAGGCTAGCGAGGACAGCAATACTGCCGACTTGCCGCTATGTGCTCGTCCAGTGACAACAAGTACGTCGGACGGCCAAACCCCGCGCATGCGCTGGTCTATCTCTTCTAGGCCAAGGTAGAAGCAATCTTCGGAACCTTTTGCGTACTGCACCCAACGGTCGACTGCCTCGCTTGTTGGGCGAAAGTATCTGTATTCTTTTTCTGCCCCCAGCGTGAGATTGACGCCCCCGAGCAGGGCGTCAATCTCAGCATCAGTGAGGGCACCTGTGCCCTCAGTCATTAGCGCCCCTGATAGGCGAACTGCTGTAGTTCAGCACGACGGGCAGACCAGTCCCACTCTCGTGCGTCAGCGGCAGTTTCTCCGTTCAGCACGTCCCAGACTTTGAGCGGCACATTGCTGTCGCCTGCGTTGATCCAGACACCCATGTCGCGTTCCACGCTGACCCCTGCCATGCTCATTGCAGAAGCACTGATGCTGAAGTTGGGGTAGCTGGTTCCCTTCTGAGTTAGATCAGTGGTGCCGTCAGCCTTTTCCTTGACTTTGTACGCTTCGACGCCGTCAGACCACATCGCTGGGTGGAAAGCCAAGATGTTGAATGCTGCCTGCTTCTTCTCGGCGTCCTTGCCGACAACAAACTCAGTGCGTGGCATGACTCGTCCCGTCATACGTCCACCGCCTCCTGCGGGAGCGGCGGGAGATGCGGGTGCCGTGGGAGAGGAGACAGCGACGGATGAGGCTGTCGGGCCACCACTGGGCGCTGCTGGGGTGGCGGGTTGCGGAGCGGCTTGCACGGGCCGAACGCTTTTTTCGAACCGCCGCATCACGAGGCCATCTTGGGTCAGGTCGTACTCGCAACCTGCCTGCTTGAGCACTTCGCTCTTGACTTGAGCGAACAGTTCGTTGCCGATGGCAACAGGGTCGTGCCCGTCTGGCACGTCCTGTTCGATGGTGAGCGAGTAGTCAGCCGTTTCGTATGGCTGCTCGCTAACTTTTTGCGTGAAAGACACGCTGATTTTGGTCATATCCCTTTTCCTTCCGTTAGTTACCAAGGGTCTTGGCCGAGGTGTTCGCCTCGGCAGCGGCCTGCTTGCCACACGGGGCACCACTTGGGGGAGCAGTGCCATCCTTCCCATCGCATGGGCCATGTGGGCGAGTTTGAAAGCATAGTTGGAACTATAGACCAACACATTTCAACGAATGCTTGTTTATGTTGTTCGGTGCGTTCGATTTCTATCACTTGCAGTTTGCCTTTGGCAAACACTGCAAGGTTGAACTGGTCTAAACCGTGCGCCCAAGTGTAAGCATGGGACTGAATGTCCCAGCGTTGCTTCTCCCAAGCTTCGTAGTGGCGGGAAGGATTCTTCCAGTCCCAGATGATTCCTGATTCGTCTATCCAGTCGGCGGTGCCGAGCAAGTTCAGTTTGATGGGGGACGCTAAACCTTCGACTTGCCGCACACCCATACTCTTGACAAACATGCGTTCGATGCCGTCGACACGGGGAAACAGGATCGGGTTGAGTTCGGTGTGCCACGTTTGAACGTTGGCGCGCACCACGTCCACTAGCGGGTCTATGTCGGTGCGCCAAACTTCGACCTCGTGAGCATGGTCGGCAATGTAACGCTCGGCTGCATCAAGCATCATGTCTAGTTCAACGTCTTTGCCAGAGAGCTTGGCTGCGCCTGCTTCTTCGATGGCGTAGTGGACTGCGTTGCCTCGGAGCATGTCGCTGGACTCTTGCTGCTGTACAAGCCCGTACCGTTCTTGTCGGGCTTGTTCAGGACACCGTAAGAACGTTGAGATCCACGACTGCCGTAAGTTGAGTTCTATCATCCTTCTCCTTTGGATGTGATGATGGGGGGACGGGAAAGGAGAACAAAAAACCGTCCCCCCATCATCTGTTACTGGGGGGAGGGGGGTACTCACGGACCCCCCTCCCCTACTGTAACGTTACTGTACCTCGCGCGCAACCTTTTTTATCGGGTGCTGTCCTGCGAGGCGTTCGTGTGCGGCTTTCTGCGCCTGATCGGAGATCCGTTGGCGTGAGACTCCTAGCTCTCGGGCCAGCTTGGACGCTGACCCTCGTTCACCGAAAAACACTATGTCGTGAACAGTTTGTCGCTTCTCGTAGTGCAACAGAGACAGCATCGTTTCCAACGTGTCAACGCAAGTAGCCAACGACTGGATACGTTGGACTTTCGCTGGACCTCGGTGGAGTATTAGTTCTTCTCGTACTTGTTCAAACTCTGCGATTAGAACATCCCAGTTGGTCGCATTTATGTCTTTCCATACCCCGTTGACGGGACTAAATGGTTCAGCCATCTCTTGTTAGCTCTTCTTTCTTTCGTGCAATAAATCGTTCAGCTTCTGATTCTGTTCGGAACCACTCTACAAACTTGTCGTCGTTTGTTACGACCCAGCCAGGAATGAACTTGCCACGGCCAAGCGCAACAATATGTGATTTGATTCTAAACATTGTTACTCCCTAAAGAACTGAAGTTTGGTAAATATCGAAGTGACGTTGTCGTGCTTGGACAAGTCGTCTTCGATTTGTTTCACGGTCCATGTTTCAAACTCTGCCACCACCTCTCTGTGCGCTTTCTGCAAAGCTTGAAGGTCAACTTTGGCTGCAGACGGGTGATTGTCAACTGAGATGAGCCATTCGATCACGTCGAATGTTTCATCTAACAGGTTGAGCAAAGAATGTCGGTCAACAGGAATAGTGTTGTCATCCATCATCGGGTTCTTTCCACAAAATAATCAAAGCAGCAACCATGAATATCCAAACAAAAACAATAAATATGTATATATCAATCATGGATTGCTGTCTTTAAGCGCTGCGGGGTAGCCGCAGGCGGCGTAGCCTGCAATGTCGACCCAATGGTCCTTGAGGTCGGGCGAGGTCTTCATGCGTGCAATCTTGACCAGCGTCATCAACACGGCCACATCGCCTCGTGTGAACAGTACGTTTTTGTACGCAGTCCAGAGTTTGGCGATGTCGTTGAAGTTGTCTTCGGGATCGCCGTAGTGTTTGTTGCGGTCGCTGCAAACAGCTTCTTCTGCTTCCAGTAGAACGCTTCGACGTTGCTCTTCACTCATAATTTATCTCCTTGATTCGTTTGATCCATTGGGATGGGGTTTCGTTTGGCTGCATGTCTGAGTCTTTACCTCGCTTATGTTTGGTCATTTCGATTGCTTGTTGTTCTTCGACAAACGCGTTTTTCATATCACCCATCTAAGTCGTACCATTCCCTTAGCTTGTCTGGGAACGTCATCGCATCAGAGGACACGACGACGTATGACTCGTCCACCAGCGTGGCGGCGACAGAGATCTCGTCGTTTAGTTGAGTCAGCATCTTGTCGATTTGCTCCTTGGCCCAGTGATCTGGTCCGTTTAGTAGTGTTTGTTTGGCTTCCTGCAACGTTGAGCTTGCTAGGCTGAGCAACGCTTGCAGGTCGTGGTAGTCGTCTTCGTTTAGCAATCTTACTCCTTTATTTAAGTTGTCCCGCAACTTGCGAAGGACTTAGGATACCTTACGAATGAAGCCGTGAGTGTCAATGTGACGACCTTTGACTCGGACGAGAACGGCACGGTCGTACTGGTGGTCTAGGAACCTGAGGTCGTGCTTGTCGCCGTCTGTCACGAGGCGACCCATGAACACTTTCGGCAGCGGTTCGCCTTTGGGCACGTTGACGGGGAACACGACGTTGCCTCGGTTCCTGATCGTGACTTCGGTGTCACGTTCGGTGCCTGACGACACGACGTAGCGGTTGGCTCGGGTCCACCCTGTCTTGTACGGCCCCTTGAGGTAGTCCTGAAAGATCACGTCGGGGTGCCTGTCCAGAATCCACGGGGCTTGCTCCTCAATGTTGATCTGACTGGTGCCGTCTAGCCGCACAACCAGCGTCTTGCCTTTGGCTCGGACCCGTCGGTTATGAAGCTTGATCTCGTGGTCTACGAGGCTCCAGAACTTCTCTTGGCTCTTGCTGTACAAGGCGGTGCGGGCGAGCATGGCCCGCTTGGCTGGGGCCATACCGAGACGGCCTGAGTCTACGAGGCACGCACCTCGGCACCCTGGGGTGGAGTGTGGGCAGATGTTACGCCACTTCCACGGGGCTGGGGTGCCGACTATCTCTAGCCAGTATCGTCGGGCTGATGTGTGGGGCAGCATGTAGCAGACGATCTGCTCGTACTGGTCTGTCACGTCAGCGTTGTGTGACAGCTTGGTGCTGTCGACCTGCTTGGTGAACAGGTAGGGGTTTATGCCGCCTCCTACTTGTTCTGACAGGTCTGTCAGTGTTTGTTTGCCGTAGATCATATGCTTGTTCTCCTTGGTTTGGGATCAGTTGACGACTTGGGCTGCGATCAGCCCTGTCTGCAGACGCATGGCCTGCGCCTCGGCGGTCCAGCCTGCTACGTCTTCGCCTCGGACGATGATCTTTGGACGCCCATCGGTGCCGATTGCGTTGACGATGTTGCTTACCTCAAAGTTACTGTACAGGTACGCTTCCACTCGCTTCTTGGTGTCGTCGTATGATGAGTAACGGTCGTTGCCGTCATCACGAACGTCGATTTGGATGGTTCTCATTTACTTGCTCCAATCTCGGTAGTTATCAGGCAACATAGGTGCCTGGTATAGCTCATCTTCTTCTTTGTAGAGGTGGCCTTTCAATCCACCGTTGTAGAGGTTTGGTTGCATCTGACGCCAGAACTTTTCGGCGTCGGCGCGTCGTTGCTTGTCTCGCTCGTACCACTTAGCGATAGCTAAAGTGCCGATAGCGATGACGAGTAGCAGGATGGCGTAGAACGTGGCGATGTAATTATCCATTACAAGTCCTTCCTGATCCAGTACAGATCTTCGGCGTGGCGGCGGGCGTCAGACCAAGCCGTTTCGCCTTTGAATCTCTTGATCGGTTTGCCTGTAGGCAAGAAGATGACGACAGCTTTCAAAGCTTCGTCATCGACGTGTACCTCGTAGTCTCCGATGTTGTAGTCGGGGGTCATTTGCGCCACGTCACTTCCTCAGGCAATCGTGCATTGATGTGGTACAAGCGCTTGAGTTCCAACGCAAGCTCTGTTGCCTCACTGGTCTGACGACGCAGCAGCTCATGCATTTCGATGCGTTGCCGCATGATCAGGTCTTGGTACTCTCGGTGGCTTTCGATCCACAACAAAGGTTTCTTCTTGGTCATTCTTCCTCTCCTAGTTGACCCCAGCACTCCTCGCACAAGTAGGCGTACGGCATGCGCTGGGTGATGATGATCTCACGCCCTTGGGGCGAGAGGTAAGGGAATACGTCTTGGACGTACGCTCCCTTCAGATACTCGTACCAGTGATCGCGTGGCACCTGAATGGTGTCGGTGCGGTCCTTGTGGTTACCGCACGTTGCTTCTAGCTCAACTGTTGCCATTGGGGTGTCCTTCCAAGAAGTCGTTGATTGCTTCGTTCTGTCCACATTCGGAACAGATCTCTGTCTCGTTGTCGATACGAGAGATGGCCCCTGGGTATGCGCCAGGGGTGTCGTTGTTGGGGATGTACCCCTTGCAACGGGGGCACACGGGCAGCTTGTCAGTCATCTTCGTTGCTCCAGCCACGCAGCACACGGACGTACTCCGAGGCTTGCGATCCACGACCCATGTAGTCACGGGTCAGGTCGTACAGGCCCAGCTCACCCACCAGCCACTCCAAGAACGACAGGTTGTAGACACCTTCCACCTCGGGGATGATGCTCCCGTCGTTGGCGTAGATGGTGCTCTTGTGGCTGGACGTGTCCGACTTGAACGTCCGCACGAGACTGTCGGGCAGGTCGAAGTGGTCCGTGTACACGGACGGCTTGTAGATGGTGTGGCCGTCTCCGAAGATCACGTCGTCTTCGATGGCCTTCTTGATTTGTGCTTTGGTGATGTCACTCACTGTGGTTCTCCTTGTTGTTGTCGTGAGTCATGTTGGCGAGGACGTTGCCGAAGCTCTGCCCCCACTTGGTGATCTCCTTACGCACCGTCTCTTGCACGCGATACAGCACTGCTGCGTCTACCTGAGCAGCGATGATCGGGCGTAGCACCTCGGGGTTCAGTTCGATGATCTCTCGGATGAGGCTCCTGACATCGTCGTCGGTGTGCTCAAACGTCATCAGACCTGCCCTGTGGGCCGAGTCCCAGTCGATACGGTCATGCAACGGATTGTTTCTGTCGTAGGATTCGATAACTGATTCCAGTTCGGAACGAACGGCGTAAACAATGTCGCTGTCCTCAATTTCAATACTGACATTGGCGTCAATTTCCATGTTGTCCTCCTTAGGACGTTGTTGGTTTGGTTGGGCAGTTTCACCACATGCCCAGGTGGGGGGGGATCGGTTAGGCGCTCACCAGTTCATTGAAGCGCAGGTACTCCCACGCCTCGTCAGCAACAGAGTGCTTCGGGTCGAAGAACGCATGGCGCAGCGTGCGATCAGCGCGCTTGGCACGCGACCCGCTATTGCCACCGTTCAAGTGATGCTGCTCGGCACCCTGCACCGCAGAGAACGCAGCCCACTGCGTCTCACCGAAACGGGCCTTGTCCTTGCCCCACTCCTCGTACATGGCATCAACAGTGAACTGATACAAACCCACGCTACGACCGTGGGCCTCCTTGTACTGCTGCGTAGCCTCATCCCACACGGGCTGAGCCTTCTGCTCACGTTCCTGCACAATCGACAGGCCCGATACCATCTCGCTGAATTGAGAGTCAGAGAACTCCTGATCGCTGGCGATACGAGCGATCTGGGCAATCGCCTTGGTGCGATTGACCGACGCAGCGATAATCTCCATCCGATGGGTGAAGATAGCGTCGTGGTTCATCGTCGCCTTGGTACGCATCACCGCCGACTGGCTCGTGAACGCATTGGTGCAAGACGGATCAAACGCAAACGCATGCACTGCCGTAGCGATGGACGAGTCCAGCGACGCCGACATGCCTATCGTCGGGATCATCTGACCGCCACCGAAGTCCACTGGCTCCGACGGCTGGAACAACATGTAGGCGCGTGCCCCGTTGTCCAACCCCCGCACCATCGTGCAGGTGTCACCGAACAGAGCTTGCCCCTGCTCATACAAGGGGCCGTACCCGTTGGCACGCAGCTTGTACGTCCCTGGGTGTACGGCGATCACTTGGTTGGTATCGGTGCGGTAGTGAGCTTGGACCTCGGGGTCACCCTTCGGTGACTCCAAGACCATAAACCCCTGCTGCTCCGTCATCACACCAAGAGGCACTGCGCCCATGTTGAACAGCATGCTCTCGTCTGCAGCCAAGTCGTAGACCGACTGCGGGGTAGACATGGCGCCACGCAGACCCATGTCATGGTTGTACTGCCCACTCTCTTTGCGAGTGGCTGCTCTATTCTGGATAATATCCAGCATGTTATGCCCTCCTATTCAGGCAATTTTGGCTCATCGCATTATTGCAATGAACTCTCCATATGGAGATCTATTTACGACTTCACCGTCGCATTGTACTTCTGTTTCATTTCATCGACCACACGGTCGTGGTCGTCGTACCTGCCGATGTTCTCGCTGTAGCCATCCCTACGGAAGAACACGACCGTCTCGTCGGCGTCGAGCGTTCCGAACAAGTGTCGGCAGTGGATGGACGACACCTCAATGTCGCCTTTCAACGTCGACTCCATTTCGGTCACTCTCTGTGGCCGAATCTCTTGCCTCATGCTTCCTCACTTTCGCAATCTGGGCAGGTGTCGTGCGACACGATGATGTCGCAGTCGGCGCAGTAGTCGTCGGGGGGGACGACTCCACACGCTGGACACGCAATCTCCTTCTCCTTCTTTAGATGCTTCTGCCCTCGCAGAGCAGCCGTAGCCGCTGCGCCGTACAACCCTCTCGCACGACGCATCCTGGCAGCATGCCGACGAGTATCGTCAGCGTTTACCAAAGCCATCACTGGCCTCCTTTCTAGTAGTCGTCATCCCACCGCTCACCCGCATCCATCGGGTCGAACCACGACGGAGCTACATCCGAGTCAGCCCAGTCAGCCACACTGTCATGGCGGCGCCGCTCTTGCTCCCAATACAGCCTGTCGGCATGAGCTTGATTCTCTGTCTCGTCAAACGGGGTCATACTTCCTCCTTGTCCATCCACGCCAGATAGGCGCAGTCCTCGTCGTGGTCCATCACCATCGTCGTTCCGTCGACGTGCCACGCCGCTCCACAACCTGGGCAGTCATCCCAGTCATAGAACTCCAAATGATGCCGACGGAACCGTCGGTCATCACGCCATGCCTGAACTGAATGATCCAGGCCAACGATGCACGCGCTCATTCCCAGAATAAGAATAAGCCAAATAATGCTACTCATAGATCCCACCCCCTGTCAGACCAGACCTTGTCGTCGTCACGGTTGTGGCGAGCACGGCTCTTGCCGCCGTCCGAGCCACGCCAGCCGCCACCCGATCGTGGCACACGAACGACGCTGCGCCCGAGGTAATCGTCGGCATAGCCAGACTTCTCCAACGGCACACCATTGACAGTGATACCTTCCATCAGAACCTCACCTCCCGACCTTTACCGTCGGTAACCGTGCCACCCTCCACGGGGGCGTCGTTGAACAGGATCGTGGCACGGCACCGTGCCCAGTGATCCTGACGGTTCTCGCCCAGCTTCGGGGCGAGATGATCGTCGGGGAGCTTGTCCCCGATCTGGAAGGGCGCGACGGCCCATTGCATCGCCATGATTATCTCCTTTGATTAGCGATTGGTCAGCGGACCCGAACGATCGACAGGCGACCGAACGAGTAGCGGTCGGCCACGTTGCGACCGACGCGGCACACGTCGATGCCATACCGTCGAGCAACGGTGTGCGGCTCTCGTACAAGCCGCAGGTTGTTGCTGAATGCCCAGCAGTAACGCACATCTTTGTGCATGGGTTCTCCTTCCCATCAGCCAAGGTGGTAAACGTTTACCACCTTGGCGCTAGGGGACGGTCCTCCCCCAGCAACAACTAACTTAGCACAAACAGAAACCTATGTCAAGTACCCTCGGACTCTACGGACGCACTCGACACACACGCCGCACGCACCGCCACGATCCGACACCTACCAGCCACACACGCACCCGACACGCACCCGACACGCACGCCCACGACCACTATCAACCACGATCCGAATCGAAGATTCGGAAAACGACGAAGGCCCGCCGGCGAAGCCGGCGGGCCATTCGGTCGTTGGGTTGTAGCGGCCCGCCCGCCGTCAGGCGGGCGGGCCGTGATGTCAGCCGATAGCGTCGGCCGCTGCCATGCGCCGCTCGGCGTCGGTGCACGCCTTCCGAATAGCCTTGATCATTTCGGCGTCGGCCTGGTCCGCAATGAAGCTGACCATGCGGCCTAGCGTCACTGCCTTGGCGTCATCCTGAGCGGTCTTGACCATGGCCTTGGCTTCGGCCTTGGCGCCGTCCTTGATCGCCTTGGCCTCTTTCTCGGCGTCCGTGCCCTTGCCCTTGCCCTTGCCCTTGCCCTTGGGGGAAGGGCCACGCTTGATGGCGCCCATGGCGTCCTTCACGGCCTGCACCGTGAAGGCCACGGGATCCTTGCCCGTCAAGTCAGCGGTCAGCTTCTTGACGTTGAGTGAATTGGCGCCCGTTGTGAACGCACGGATCGCGGCGACCGTGGGAACCTTGCCCGCCGTGAATGCCAAGGACCGATCGAAGGCCACGGACTCGGCAGCCCGATAGAACGCCGCCCAAGTGCTGACGGCCTTACGGCCTCCAGTGTTGTGAGTCGCCCAGAACTCGGCATGGGGGCCGTAGCTCATCTCGGCGCTGAGCGCCTTCCAGAACGCCGTCAAGGCCACCTGGTCGTCAGCCTGGACCAGTGCCAAGGCTTCACCAACAACGGCGGCGGCGTGATGCACGCTGACGTCATGCTTGGCGATCGCCTTAGCGGCCTCTACCTGATCGGGTGTGAATGTTGCGATGCTCATGGGTTCTCCCTTTCTGAGCTTGTGGCCGTCTTTCGGCCACGAGTGAATGTCTACCACCTTTCCACGGCTAACGCAAGTACTGGAGGACATTGAGGCCGCCGTATCGGTTACGCGCCTGACTCGGGCCGCCGTCAAGGTGGTAAACGTTTACCACCTTTACGAACAGTTGTTCGCACGAACGGTTGTTCGCACTGTTATGAGAATGAGAACCATTCCCAAACAGACCCGAACGCCTGTTCGGAGCGTGGTCAAGCCACCCCACCCCCACGGGGGGGTACCCCGTCGTCCGTCTCTTTATTATATCTATTGAGGGCCGATGCGTGTGATTTTTTAAAGTTGGTGTGCCGCTTGTCACAGTGTTTGGCGGGGGGAAAACCGTACTGGACGGTGGGGCGCACTGTTAGCGGCGACGCTGCTCAGGCGTCGCCGCACTGTAACGGTTGATGCCGTACAAAGGGTTTATTTGTGCGGCGGTTTTGTGCAGCGGTACTGCGGTTACTTGTGTGAGACAGTAGTTACAGTTACTGTAGGGGGGAGGGG